TGAGTCCACCGGCAAGGGTCATCAGCATCGGCGACAGCACAGCCCATGCTTCGGCGTCGTTGGGTGCTTGCTCGAGTGGCTGCGTGACGAACAGTAGGCCGTAGATCAGCGAGACGATGGCTGCGACGAATGAAAACGAGAGTGCGACGCCGACTACAAGTATGAGTCGGGCTTTGATTTCTTCGTTTGTCATGCGGTTTTCTGGTTTCATGGGCATCGTCTTTCTAGTAGGCCGTCGGCTTTGGTGGTGTCGCAGTTTTCGCGTGTACGGTCTGCGCAACTACTCAGCGCTAGGCAAAGCAGGAGTGTTAGCGATAAGCGCTTCATGGGCTGCAATTTCCTCGGGTGTCATTTCGCGTATTTCATCGTCGATTTGGATGAGTAGGGGTTTGTTAGTTTCGGTAGCCGTAGACACGGATAGTTCCTCCTGTGAGCGTTCCTGTGTTTGGTGTTATGACCACGTTTGTATAACTGGTAGAAACGGCGTGAACTGCCGCCACTTGCCCCGAGTAACTAGCAAAATAAACAGGGTAGGAGCCTTTTGTAAAAGCAGTTTTGAAAGGGTCAATTATAGTTGCCCACATTGCCGACCACGTTGCCTCACCGCCACCGCAATAAGCGAAAGCGGTGCTATTAGAAAAGCCAGCGCCAGTCAACGCATTCGCATAGGAATAGGTAGCAAATCCTCCGTAGTATCCCGTAGCCGATGTAGAACCGCCGCTAGTTTGAAGTTGTAATCCTAGAACGTGGCTTCCAGAACCTGTGCCACCGCTGTAGGTCACTAGGTAGTTGTCGTAATCAGCGGAAAATGCTCCTGTGACCGTTACGGACGCAACGCCCGAGCCAACAGCCTGTGTTTTTACCAGCCACAAACCCACAGCGTTCATGTCGCTGGCGTTTAGTACGTCGCCATTAGCAAATACTGGGTAACTCATAACATCATCCTAAAAGGTCTGTCCCGCCTAGGCGAGATTGGTTGAGAATAAATACCGCAGCCCAACGCGCCGACCCCTCGAGCGTGGTCACCCAACGCTCAGGCGTGACCGAGTGCGCAATACGAGACGTCAGCATCGGCGTAGTGATCGCGTTGCCAGACGGTGGAGTGACCTGCAAAGTAAACCTGTCAAACAGCTCAAGCCCGAGCGTCGAAGCCCACGACGCGGTAGGCGACAACACAACCGACACCGGTGACGCCTTGGCGTATACATTTCCGCCCCAGCCGTTTACGATGTTTGCGATGTCTACAGCGTCCGCAAGGCTTGCAACCTGCGTAGAAACATACTGCTCCGCTTCGCCGTAGGTGGTGACACTGCTCGAGTTGGTCTGAATGTAAACACCGCCGCCACTCATTTGGACGTTCGACACGTTGCGCATTGAGTCGCCGTCGTATTGCAGCTGCACTTCGGTGCCGATGGAGTTGCCCATAAAGCCGACGCCGTTGCCGTATTCGGCCTGCGGGACAATCGACTTAGTCTGGGTGCGGATCTGCGACTGGCTGTAAAGCGTCAGGGTGCCAGCCTTGTTCACGAACAGCGGGGCGTATTCCGACACGGCAACTTTGCCTAGTTCTGAGACGGCCGTGGGGGCGTCGTTTGTGATGTCCAGCACCGATGACGCAGGCGAGGCGGGAACGCTCGTTAGCGACGCGCTGAACGGGGTCTCAGCGATGATGCGGTCAAAGCGGGCGCTGGTGGTTTCGGGGAACACCGCTTTAGACCTGCGGATAATTTCCTGCACTGTGGCTTGAGCGATAAGGCCCGTCCAGACGCACACCTGTTGAAACTGTCCCGTACCCAGGGCAACATTCTCACCGATGATGATGATAATGGCTCCGGCCGTTGCACTCGTTGTCGCACCGATAACACCGTCGACCATTAGGACTAATGCCTTGCTGGTGACGTTGAATGAGAAAGTGACGTGACTAGGTTGCGAACCGTCGTAAGTGTTAGACGATGTATACGTTCGGGTCAAGCCCGCAGCTTGGTCTTGGATAGTGACAACGTATTGCCCTGTGTTCGGATCCCAGCCGATGGCCCATCCGTATGCACCCACTGCACCGCCTGTGGTTGCAGAAGTGGAGTCCATAACGGCCCACATTGAGACACTGAAATCGGTATTTGCTGCGGTGGTCGCAAAACCTGACGTGCCTGCACTTGAAACGGCAGCCTGTATCGAGTTACCTGGCAAACCTGGTGCGAGTTCACCGCCGTTGATAGCGGTGGCGGACGCAGTGATGTTCAACGGGATGGACCCGTAATCCTTGAGTGTGCTGGTGCCTGTGTACGGGGTAACGGGTTCGTCGCAGGGGTAGTAGTGCCGTGGCGACTGGCTGAGAATGTAATCGCGTGACCAGTCCGCTGGTAGCGACGATGAGCCAAGCAGCTGCAACGCGTCAAAGCAGAACAAGGTGACAGTCGAGTCGGTGCCTGCGTCGGTCCACTCGGGTGGCCACCCGGCGATAAAGCCACGGAACACGTCGTAGGTGCTGCTTGCGTGGGTGGCGCGTATACGGATTTGGCGTCGCGGAAGCAAATTGCCGTAGTACGGTCCAGTCGTGTTGAACGGGTCAAAGCGTCGATCACGATTAGACAGCGTTACCGTTGCGGAACCGTCAGCCTGCAAAGTCCAGTCGTCGGGGACGCCTCGGGAAATGTCCATACCACGCACATAGGCGGTTACGTCAGTCCAAGTGGGCGACACCACATACGGGCCGTCTGTAAACGCAATCTCAACAACAGGGACCGGGTATGGCATTAGCGTCCACCGCTTCGGCGTTGCCACTGGCGCAGAGCAGCGTCAACGTATTGTCCGATGGCTGCGCGGTCACCGACCACGCCCATCATGTTGATTGTTACTTGAGCGTTTTCAGGGTTACGACCCGGCAAAGCAAACGAAGGCAAAGTCGAGACGGTGCCGACAGTCGGGGTGGGGTCAAAGCCGAAACGACCGCCAATAAAATTAGCAGCCGCCCCTACAGGCGTAGCCGACGCTGCACGCTGCGCAAAGTTAAACACCGACGCTAACTTGTTGGCTTTTTCGGCAAGATCATTCAACGTGCGACCAGCCTGATTCAATTGCCCATTTTCGTCGTACAGCAAACTCTTCAGAATGTATTTGAGCTCTGCAAACGCTCCAGCAACTCCGTCCTTACCGAACGCGTCAGCAATCTGGATGCCGTACTCCGCTAGGCGCTTCAGGTACGGAAGTACCGCCTGCCCTAGCGACTCTTTCAACTCGTCAATGGTGATACGGAACCGAGCCATCGTGCCCTCAAAGGTTTGAGCATTAGCCAAAGCCGAACCGCTAAAGCGCTTCTCAAGATCTTGCTGGACGTCGTTGAAGTCCATCCCCTTGAGTTTGACTTTGTCGTAGCCAAGACCGAGACGGGTCAAAGCGGTGTTAGAACCGTCGTACGCCTTGCTCAGAGCCTCTGTGACGGCTCTTAGGGGCTTGCCTGTACCAGCAGACACATTGAGCGCCAAATTGAGCAGACGCTGAGCCTTGTCAAAGTCACGAGTCGAGCGAATAATACGCGCATACGCAGGACGCAACTCATCATCGGCCACACCGACAGCGCGCTGGGTCACGTCAATGTAATCCTCAACCGACGCAATCTGAGCATCCGTAGCCTTAGTAGACGCACGAATAGACAGCGCTAACTGCTTCTGGGCTTTCTCATCGTCGGCAGCCATACGAGCAAACCCGACCAACTGTTGCCCAGCCTGAAACGCAGCTGCACCCAACGCAGCAAACGCAGCCGCGCCAGCCAAAGCGCCAGCCTTGAGCACGAACTTGACCTTGTCGCTAGCGGTCTCGAGTTGCTTGAACGACTTGATTGCCTTCTGAATGCCCTGCCCTGCGAACGTGGTTGAAATAGGTATTGACAGCATTAGTTCAGTTCTTTCTGTACGCGCTTAGTGACACGAAGAATGGACGCGCGTAGCTCATCCTCAAACAGTCGGCGCGACCTGTAAACAGCGGGACCGATAATGCGTGTGCGACCCGGTGCTAACTCACCCAGCGAACGCTCAAGGCTGTTGGCGTTGCGTCGGCCCGCAGTCTCAAAAATGGCAGCTGCCTGATCGCGTTGAATAATTGAAATTGTGTTGTCGGTGCGTCGATCGGTGTCCACTTTGACTTGCACGCCACGCTGGGCCTTAGCGACTGTAAACGGAAACAACTGCCGACCGTCTTGCGACCATTTACGCGACATACCAGACAGCGGAACCTTTGTGTAGCCACGGCGCACGTTATCAACAGCGGGCTGGGCAATACGGCGAGCATCGGAGACGAACTGTTTACGAAGACCCGGTTCAATTTTGTTGAGAGCGCGGATGGTGTCACGCAACCCGACAAACTCCATGTTTGCGTCGTATGGCATCAGCCCTCCTTCATGTCTTCGGCTGCCTTGAGCACTGTCGCCAGTGTGTCTAGGTCAAATGGTATGTCAGGAGGCCAATACCCTGTGCGAAGTAGCAAAGAAGCTAGTCCGTAGTTGTATGTGCCTCGGTCGTAGGGTTTACAGGTTCGTTGTCCACCACTTCAATGTTCTCGAGACGCTTTACGTATTCGTCAAAGACGATGGGTACGGAAATGCTGTTTTGTTTACAGCACTCCCACGCCATAAACGCTAGGTCCTCGACTCCGATGCCTTCGCCCAGCTGTGAAGCCTTGCGCTTGAACTTGCGCTCCCAAGCCACAATCACGCCAAGGTTGGTCGTGACGGTGTAGTGCTGGTCACGCTCGGTGACTTGCAATGTAAGTTTCATAGTTTCTCCCTATGTGTTGGATCAGGTGATGTCGCGTGCCCAAGTGCCGCCGACAAAGTTTGCGGTCACTGTTGCCATTTCACCCACGGTGGAGTTGATAGGCGTAAACGACGCCAGCATTGCGTTGGTGATTGTGTACTCAGGGTTAGACGCAGACTCGGTCGTGCCCGATGGGCTGATGACAAGTGTGGTCGTGCCCAGACCGACCATCGCTGCAAGCGCTGTTTCGACTTCCGACGTGGCACCTGTACCACCGTACGACAAGAAAAAAGTGATGCTCACGTCAACCGACTGAAGACCCGGTGCGAACTTGTGGCCCGTATCACCGAAGGCTGTGATCTCAAGCGAGTCGGAGCCGATGGTGAGTGTGCACTGGTTCGCTTGGTCAGACAAGTCATAGGTGGTGGCACCCTGAGTGATGTTGATGGTTGCGTTGGACAGGAATGTTGTGGTTGCCATGGTTAGCTCCTTTTTACAGCAATGGCTACGGATAGGTCATACGTCGGTAGGTCTTGCCCGCCGACACTCGCAAGACCGGGTCGTAAATCAGTCACCGCAATGGGGCTGTTCATGATTTGGTCTGCGATTTGCATGAGATAATCGCCCGCATCTTGGTTGCCCGGGGGTGGGGCCAAGACGCGTAGGCGTAGCTCAATGTCACCCACGTTGTATGTAAACGCGGTGACAGTGGGCAATTCAATAAGAACGGAAAGCGGGCGGGCGTTGCGCGGATCAGTAATCGGCACAAGACCCAAAGCCGTGAGCGCCGTCTTGCAGGCCGTTACAGCGTCATACAGGATGCCCGACGATGACACTACGCAACCTGCGCTCTGCCACAGCCAAGAAGCTGCATGATGCGACCCAGCGTGGCCGACGGTGAAGCACCGATAGCCATTGAGTCAAACGACGCAAACGAGTCCACTGAGCCGCGCTCACGGTAAAGCGTGCCGGCATACATCGTGGTGCCTAACTCGACATCGGCGCTGGGGACGGTGCCTTGTTGATCGGTGTAGCCAGCCTCACGGCGTTTACGGAAACACCAAGCGTTAGCAGCGCTTACACACTTAGCAACGAAGGCCGTGTCGTTAGCGGTTGCCACGTCAATACCGAGCCACGCCAGCACAAGTGCTGAAGTGGTCCAAGTGATTGTCTCGGTAAACGTCAGCGTGCCAGCAAGCGGACCGTACTCATCCTCGTCGTTGTGACCCGTGTGGGCATACAGAACCTGATTAAGTTTCGGCACGTCATAGTTGAACTCGAGATAACCCTGCTGGTCTTTCCCGATGTACTCCCACTCTTCAACGCTGATAACGGTAAATGTTCCGTTGAACTTTGCGCCAGCGCCAGCGACAACAATGCTGTCACCGGGCTGAACCTCGGAAGGGGTCAGGGTCTGTACGGCTGAAACATCATCAAAGTGAAAACCATGAGTGATTGTGTAAACAGACATACAAACCCTTCCCCTACCTAGTAACCAGCAATTAGGCGATCTTGACGAACTTTGCTGCGTCAATCATCAGTGTTGCCAAGTAGCCGTAGAAGGCCACTGTACGGCTCAGCTGGTTAGGTACGTCCACTGTGAGAGCCCCGCGTAGGTCTTCGTAGATTTCGAATCCGTCAGCGTTACCAACAGCAAGGAAGTCGCTGTTGTATGGGGTGACTACGCAGGTAAGGCCAAAAGCGTTTCCGTTCAATGTTCCGGGTGAAACATTGCCATAGGCGTTCATTGGCCCAATCTGTGGAAAGAGCGGTCTCGCCGAATCGTCCGTCAATTTTCCAAGAGCCGACCAGAACGATGGCGACATGAACAAGTGAGTTGGCAAGTGTGAACTGTTGTTCAGGATTGTTGCCGCGCAATCGTAAATGAAATCTGCCCATTCTTCAGGCTTTGTCACGTCGAAAGCAGGCTGTGTTGCCGAGATGCCGGCTTCGAGCTGTGTTTCAACGTATGTTTCGGTCTGCTTTGCGTAAACGCGGGTCATGTCGTCCAAAAGGATTCCAAGAACTTCAGGAGAGCTTGTGTCGATTGAGAACTGGCTCACTTCGACATAGCCACCGAACTGCAACTTGGTCACTTGGTTGTCTGTAACAACGAAGGTTCCGCTTTGGATGTTGTTGTTGTTTTCCGTCACCTGCGCAATGCTGGTGTGGGTGGTCACCTCAGGGCGAATGAACACCTTGCCTGCGCGTGGTGCCTGACGTGCTCCGATTGCATCGATCACATTTCTGCGGCCGATAAGTCCGTTGTAGACAGGCTGGACAATGGGCTCTGGAAGCAGGCCTGCGATGTCGCTGGTGAAAACATCTGGTGCTGCTGCGCGGAGACGTGAGTTGAACTCTGCAAACTCTGCACCGCCAGCAAGAACCTTAGTGATGTATTCGGCTGCTGTTGGGAGCACTACTTCTTTGCGAGCTTGTGCAAAGACGATTGGTGCTGTTGGAACGATTTCAGCCGAAGCCTCAACCGCTGGGGTTTCTTGTGACATGGTTTCCTCCTCAGGAATGTCATTTGGGTTGGGTTCGACAGCGTCTTCCTCTTCAGGTTGAGACGCAGCGATTTCAGTGATCACAGCATCCGCAAAAGCGGGCTGTGCCACAAGACTGATTTCGACAAGGTTGGCCTTAGTAACGACCATGGTGCCGTTCTTGTCATACTTGAACTTGACCGGTACTGCACCGACCGAGACAGAGTCATACGCGCCAGCCTTCACCAACTCAATGGCTTCGTCGGCGGCGCGGGTCTTAGCGAACTTGGCTGTAAACAACAGGCCCTCATCGGCTTCGACAATCTCGGTGACAACACCACGCAGCTGCGTCATGTCGTGACCTTCGAGCAACTTAGGGGCTTTGGCGTTTACGTCGAATGCACCCTTACGGAAAAGCACCGATTCACCGCTCGACACTGTCGCAGGAGTGTCCCAAGGTACAGCGACACCCGTAATGGTTCGGGGGCTTTCCTCACCTGCGGCAGCGTCAAGCGTGATGGGCACAGAAACAAACTCAATCATTAGCGTCCTCCATTGAACGATCACGGGAGTCTTCGGCTACGCCTGCGTAGTCCTCCATGTTGAACTCGACATAACGACCACGTGGCAACACGTTGTCACCCGACAAGGTTTGCTCAATGCAGTCAAGGTAGATGCGAGCACCGAAGAGATACAGGTCTTGACGAGCCTGCTCAGCGTTCTGGTATGTCATCGACGCACCCTCGGTCGGGGCCGAGACAAGGTAAGCGGGGATGTTGCACAGACGAGCCATCTCAAGCGCCTGATACTTGCGCTGATCCGAAATGACCTCTTGCGGGTTTTGCTTGTATTCACGGAACTCAACCTGACGGGACAGTGCGCCGATGGCGTTTTGTTTACGGGCGTTAGCCCAAGCCGACGCAAGAGAACCAAGGTCCTCACCGCTTAGATCTTCGCCGTCAATCTGTTGCAGGTAACCGGGCACTGTTTCCAGCTGGGCGTAACGGTCTGCTGCTTGGTCAAGGTAAATGCTGGTGTTGATGGCGCGTGCGCCAATCTTCAAGATGCCTTCAATCGGGCTGATGAACTGGATGACGTTGTTTACATCTAACGCTTGGCCGTTGAACTCAAGTTCGTCTGATGGCCCGTAAAATTGTGGCAGTCCGCTTTGTTTAATGCTGGTGATGTTGGCAGCTGGCAACCATGTAAACGCTGCGGGAAAACCCTGACCGCCAGCACCCTGCGGGGCGTAACGGCGGGTCACATAGGCGTAAGCGACACCGTAGAAGAACAGGTCGCTGAAAATGTTTACAAAGAAGAACGAGCGTGACACTTTGGGGTCTG